GCCAAAATGAAAAGGTTACGATGGGAACATTACAATGGAACCATCGACCACGAAGTTTTAGATAAAATGGGGTGGGAACCTTTTTTACAGAAAATATTAAAACCAGACCTGCCGATGTGGTTGGACTCCGACTCTGAACTACGTGGTCTCAAAGACCAAGTGACGAACAAAGAGGATATCATTGGAATGATAGAGCAGGTTATCAGACAGGTAGTAGATAGACAATGGACTATCAAGAACGCTATCGAATGGAAAAAGTTTGAACTAGGATTATAAGAAAACACAGAAAGGATTGAATGTCGCGTAATGAAATAAAAGACTGGATAGTAATTGTCCTAGCTTTTGGTATTATCGTATTATTATTTACTATTACTTTAGGAGACTTCTGGATAGCACTTGAGGAAAAGCGTGCTCCAGATAAAGATGTTATTAACCTCCTAAGTATGTCAATTACTGGTATCGTTGGTATTATTGCTGGTTATATTTCTGGTAAAAATGCTGGTGACCAAGCCAAACAAGCACAGGAGAAACCGTAATGTCAGAAGGTGTAAAGGAAACTAAAGAGGTATTGAAGTTTGTACTGTCATTTGTCAGTGCACTCAAGACCACGTATGAAGATGGCGAATTCGATTGGTATGACGCTAAGAACTTTATTGAACCTGTCAAAAGTCTTGGAGACGCGATAGACAATATTGACGAAGTGTTACCAGAGATAACCGACATTGATGAAGAAGAGTACGAAGAACTCCTACAATGGATGAAGGAAGAGTTTCCAGAAATCATAGACGAAGAAGTTGAATACGTACTAGACGAAGCCCTCCTAGCAGGGAGAACCATTCTAAACCTTACTGGGAGTTTAGCGTCCTAAATAAAGGACGATGAGTTATAGACCGCCTTTGAATATAGAATTTATTGATCATGCTTATATCAAGGTGATGTGCGACGACAACGGCTTTCTAAAGTCATTGGCAGACTACTTCACCTTTGATGTACCTAACGCGAAGTTCATGCCCCAATACCGTAGAGGTGGATGGGACGGAAAAGTCCGCTTATTTGACTGGCGTAAGAAGAAACTCTACGCGGGTCTCCTACCCTATGTTGAAAAATTCTGTACAGACAGAAAGGTGTTGACCTCCATCAGCGAAGTTGATAGTGATTTCCTCACTCTACCACCTGTAGAGCCAGCGTCAATCGAAGAGTGGTTGGGATACCAATCATTGCCATTCAAGCCAAAATACTACCAGACCTACGGACTTCACTACGCATCACAAAATCCCAGAGCAGTTATTATAAGTCCCACAGGAAGTGGTAAGTCTTTCCTTATGTATCTCATGAGTGAATACTTTGATGTCAAAACTCTTATCGTAGTCCCTACCATCAACCTCGTTGCCCAGATGTACAAGGACTTTTTGTCCTATGGTTGGGCGGGTGGAATCCACAAAATAATGGCAGGACAACCCAAGGTATCAGACTCTCAGATTTTCGTATCCACATGGCAAAGTATTTACAAGGAACCGAAAACATTTTTTAACCAGTTTGGAATGATAATGATTGACGAATGTCACCTAGCCACCTCTCAGAGTCTTAAAGGAATAATGACAAAAGCTACAGAGGTTAAGCTCAGGTATGGACTCTCAGGCACTATCCAAGACGCGAAGACTAATCGCTTGGAACTAGAAGGTCTGTTTGGAAAAATCAAGCGACTCACCACATCCAAGCAACTAATGAACGAAGGAACTCTGGCAGAACTGGACATCAAGACCGTAATCTTGACCTACCCAGTTGACCAGTCGATGGTAGTTAAAGACTACAACTACAAAGAGGAAATAGACTTTCTCTGTAGAAATCAAAACAGAACGAACTTCATACGCAACCTAGCTTTAGACCAAGAGGGAATCACCTTGGTTCTATTTCAGTTTGTCGAAAACCATGGCGAACTACTACTCAAATCTATCAAGGAAAAGAACGAAGAAAAAACTATCTTCTACGTTCACGGAGGTGTCGCAGCGGAAGACAGAGAAGCTGTTAGACTTATTTGTGATAGAAACGAGAACGCCATTATCGTTGCCAGTATGGGAACGTTTTCAACAGGAATCAACATTCCTAAAATCAAATCTGTTATCTTTGCTCATCCGACAAAGAGCAAGATACGGACACTTCAGAGTATCGGAAGAGGACTTAGAAAGGCAAAAGGTAAAATCGATGTGACCCTCTTTGACATAGTAGATGACCTGCGATACAAAAAGAAAAAGAACTACACATACAATCATTTTGAACAACGCTTGGCGTTCTACACCGCCGAGCAGTTCAAGACAACCATAGCCAGAATCCCCATATCATGACTAAATCTCCAAAACCAAAATATGTAAGACTTCTAGACGGACTAGAGTTGATGTCTCATGTCGTAGTTGATAAGACCAAACCAGAATTTCTATTTCTCCTCCAACCTCATGCGTTAGTTCACATGGGAGGAGATATCAATGAGAAGAATGAACTCAGGGGTAGAGTAGGGCTACAGTCGTGGCCCCATTTCTGTCCAAATGAACAGGTGCCCATACGAGTCGAAGCAGTTGCAGTCGTGTCGGAATTGACGCCAGAGTTCGCTGAGTTCTTCTTCTCAGCGATAAACAAACCAACCCAAATGGAACGCCTTCCAGAAAAACCATCTCACCCAGGCGACCCAGACAATCGGGAGGAACCAGACGCATTTAAAGATTTCGTTATTGACTTCACCAAGCTAAACTAACTTGACAAGTCCCTCGTTTGTGATATAATGGTTACTATGATTAACTCCAAAAGGAAACCCCTATGCCAAAATTCGTGGACAACGAGCGTTTCTACAATGAACTATCAGAGTGGAAAGCAAAGTTTGTCGAAAATAAAGAGGCCGGAGTTGTCGACCCAAAACCACCTATTCCAGATTATGTGGGCGAAGCGATATATCTTATCGCGTCGCGGTTCGCAACTAAAGCAAAATGGAAAAACCCATACATCGATGATATGATTGGTGATGGGATAGAAGAATGTATAAGATACCTAGACAAATTCGATGTAACGAAATCAAGAAACCCTTTCTCATATTTTACTCAGGTGGTCTATTATGCCTTCCTCAGGCGAATAGGTAAAGAGAAGAAAAACTTATATGTCAGGTACAAACTCCTAGAAAAAGCAGCTATCTCAGATGAATACATGGATAAACCAGAAGGTGATACTCAGACCTATGGTCAGAGTGAAGACCTTTATGATAGATTCCAGATAACGAACTTCATTGAATACTACGAGAATAACGTAAAAAGAAAGCCTCGCTCAAAAGAGAAGACATCCGAAACTTCTGTGGAGGATTTTGTCGAATGAAAATAGCTTTAGTTACTGACACCCACTTTGGTGTCCGTAATGATAACCTAATCTTTGCCGAATACCAGAAAAGGTTTTTTGAACAGGATTTTTGGCCTATTGTTACGAAAGATTGTCAAGCTATTATTCACTTAGGTGATACGTTTGACAGAAGAAAATTCATCAACTACAACTCATTACATCTCGCCAAAGAGATGTTCTTCAATCCATTAACAAAGTTTGAAGGCGATTGCCACATGATAGTAGGTAACCATGACACGTATTTCAAAAGGAAAAACGATGTCAATGCACCTAACCTATTATTAAATGACTATCCGTTAACTACCTATCAGAGTTTACCTGAAGAAGTAGAGATAGGAGGGATCAAGTTTCTAATGGTCCCGTGGATAGCTTCAGAACACAGAGAAGAAGCGCATAAGTTAATAAAGAACTCAACCGCTGATGTGGTATGTGGTCATCTAGAACTCACTGGTTTTGAGATGCACGCAGGTATCACGTGTTTTGACGGAACAGACCCGAAACTGTTTTCATGGTTTGAACAAGTATTCTCAGGTCATTTTCACCGTAAAGCCAAAAGAGGTAACATTGACTACCTTGGTAATGCTTACCAACTGACTTGGGCTGACTATGGCGATGACAGAGGTTTTCACATTTATGATACAGACACGAGAGAGCTGACTTTTATCCCTTGTACCCAAGAGATGTTTGTTAAACTGGTGTATGATGAAAAAGAAGAACCAAAGATTCCCCCAAATTCCCTAACCGACAAGATGGTCAAGGTGTTCGTGAAACACAAAGAGAATCCATTTCTCTTTGATACGTTTATCATAGACATTGAGGTCCAAAACCCTTTGGACATTTCCATACTTGAGGATTTCAACGAACTAGATGTAGGTGAGATGACGATTGAGACACAAGACACTCTGTCTATTCTTACTTCATACGTTGACCAACTAGGATATAACAGACCAGAAGATTTGAAATTACTGATGAGTAACCTCTACTCAGAAGCAGCACAACTGAGAGATTTCGTTTGATAGAATTTAAAAAAGTAAAATATAAGAACCTACTGTCTACAGGAAACCAATACAACGAGTTTATTTTAGACAGTCATCCTACCACACTTATTACAGGAGACAATGGAGCAGGGAAGTCCACGATGTTGGACGCTATCTGCTGGGGTCTCTATGGAAAAGCGTTTCGTAATATTTCCAAGAGTCAAATAGTCAACTCACTCAACAAACGTGACTGTGTCGTTGAGATAGAGTTTGTCATTGGAACACGGAAATATAAAGTAGTACGTGGCATTGGCCCTACAATATTTGAAATCTGGTGTGATGGACAACTTCTACCTCGTCCTGCAATTTCACAGGACTACCAGAATAACCTAACCCAAAATATTCTCAAGATGAGGATAAATTCCTTCAGGCAGGTTGTCTGTCTAGGGTCAGCGTCCCATACACCATTCATGTTGTTGGGAACTGGAGAACGAAGGAAGATTGTCGAAGACCTATTGGACATTGAAATATTCACATTGATGAACGATGTCCTTGGAACAAAAAGGTCAGACAATAAATCAGAAACGAACGAGGCCAGACACCAACTGGACATGGCAGCTCAGTCGATTGAAATCAAGGAAGCTCATCACGAGAAGATGGTAAATCAACAGGCTCATAAAATTGAGACTGAAAAGAGACATCTTGCACGAGAAGAAGATACCCTTGAGAGAGTCAGGACCAAACAGGAAACCTTGGCAGGAGAACTGGCAGAGTTGAATTCCGAAGGGAAAGCAGACGAACTGGATTCCGTGGTTGACCTCGTTTATAAACTTAAAACCAACTCAAATAAATATCAAAAAGATTATGAATTCTTTGAACACAACACTGAATGTCCAACCTGTACACAGGGAATCACTGACACGATTAGAGATACTAAGAAAAATGAAGCTTCTGACAAACGGGCGGAATGTGACCACGCGATCGCAGACTTGGGAACAAAACAGTCAAGCATCCAAGCTGTTCTTGACAGGTGTGCTGAGTTGTCCGACAAGATCAAGCGAAAAGTGGCCGAGATTGAACAGAGTAAAAAGACTATTGACCTCTACAGTACTCGAATTG